CTTGAGGACAAACCTAGCACTTATAAGCATGGGAAACCGCCCTATGTGGCGCTTTATGACTACATTGTCCCTCATTCTTTCATCGGGATGGGCGAGGGAGATCAGATCGAGGAACTAAACAAGTCCTATAACCGCTCTCTTCAGTTGCTTGACAACTATACCAAGTATCGTTGCGACCCCCCAATCTTCGCGGATACAAACTGTGGTGTGGATATCGAGGACTTGAAGAAAGGAATCCCGGCGGGTGGAGGTGTCTTCGCCGCCAACTTCGCCGCCATGCCACAGGGGAAACCCATTCTTGTCGGGGATATAGGCAACTTCGATCAGGCTGTTCTACAATTCATGTCGGGGATAACCAAACTCATTGAGGAAATATCGGGCGTAACGGATATTACCAAGGGTATTCCTGGTAAGTCCCAACGGCAGTCAGCTACCGAGGTTTCCACCCTTATCGAGTCTTCCTACACGCGAACTCGCCAGAGAGTCAGAAACTTTGAATGGTCTGTTAAACGGCTTTTGTATCTTATTTTGTGCAATACACAGCAGTTTTATACCGAACCGAGAGACTTCTCCGTAGCACGGGATGACAAGATCAATTACTACACGGTGGGATCGTCTAACGCACAGGTCAGAGAAACCATCGGAACTCCCAATTCCATGAAACCAGAAAGCGAGCAACAGCCGGAGCAACCAAATGAGGAAGATGCCCAGGTAGAAAAAGACTACATGCGGTTTGTCGAAGACTTTGGTGACGTGGACCCTGTATATGCCGAGTTTGATCTCGAAATACAGACCAATTCCACCCTTCCTATGGACAAACAATCTCTCGCCAACCTCTTCTTGAGGCTTCTTGAGATGGCGGGAGGCAACCCAGTAACGGGTATGCCGATGTGGGAAGCCGCGCTGACGGCGTTGCGTATCCCCAAATACAAGCAGATCGTGGCGGATATGAAAGACAACTTCGAGAAATCAAACCAGCCTCCCCAGGGACAACCCGGTGCACCTGAGACCGGCGGTCCTGAGGGGATGATGGCAATGCTCCAGCGAGCAGGAGGACCGACACAATGAGCGACCCCATGCCCCTTAAAACAGGTGCGCCCCCGCAGGGAATGCCCATGGCCGGAGGCCGTGGTCCCTCTCCTTTAGAGAAGAACCTCAGTGTCTTTAATCCCACTGATGCGGCTCTCATGGGTGTAAGCGGAAAAATGAGTCCCAACATGACTGTTAGAGACTTCCTAGCGCAGCAGGGAATTGATGTTGAAGGACCGGTTACACAACTGGTACAACTGGCGCAGAAACACGCTGAGAACGCGAATCCAATGAATAAGATGAGAAATATCGCCGCAGATGCTTCGTTGAAGCCTGGCGGCCAACCTCCGACAATGCCCGGCGTCAAGCCTATGGTTGCACCCCCCGGACAACCTTCTCCCGCTGGCATGGAGGGACTACTCAACAAACTAGGAGGTAGATAGAGACATGCCTATAGAAGCCCCCCTTCCGGGACAAGGCGATAATACTCCCGCTTCTGCCGCTACCCAAGCGATTGCGGAAACAGTATCAGGCAGTTCGGCTCCATTCTTCGAGGATGTATTGCCGGATGGTTCTAAGAGGACTTTTGCAAGCAAAGAAGAGTTGGCAAAAGAATGGAAGAACTCTTATCTTCGCCAGTCTGATTATACGAAAAAGACGCAAGAGATTGCACAGAACCGTAAGCAGATTGAAGATGAGAGGAAGAAGTTTGCCGACGAACAGAAGGCTTTCCTTGGTAGTAGAAAGCAATATGATGAATGGGATCGGTTGCTGAAAACAAGACCCGATATTTACCAGCAACTTGAACGGGCCGCCTCTTCGCCCGCGGATCCATCTGTTGCATATGATCGCGCCAAGGAATATGCCGACGGTACGACTCAGAAACTTCAAGAGCGCCTAGAGACGCTTGAGAAGAGACTTGAGGAAGATAACACCAAGAAGGAAATCGAATCCACGATTGGCAGTCTGAAAGAGAAATACGAGGATTTCGATGAACCTGAAGTGATGGCTCGCCTTGAGTATCTTTCTGATGGCGATACCGGAAAATTGCTTGAACTTCTCCATTGGGCGACAAAGGGACAGAAATCCCCCGCGCAAGTGGAACAGAAGATTACCGAAGGTCTGAAAAAGAAGTCTCAAGCGGGATTGGTTTCCACAAAGGGAACTGGACCTGCTTCAACCTCCAAGACGTATCGGAACACAGATGAGGCCCGTGAGGCCGCAATGAGAGAGTTGGGGGTGACTCCCGACTCCCAATAGAATTGGAGGGTGCATAAATGGCACTTAGTAGTACAGAGGCAAACTCTGTATCGACACAGTATTTCGACAAGACTATCACTGCCCAGGTCTATGACGCTTCCCCTTTGTGGACGCGGCTGAAAAGCAAAAACAAAGTTACCTGGGATGGTGGTAATCAGATTCAGTGGCCTATCCGGTACAAGGAAGCCGGTGTAGCCGAGGCAGTTGGTCCCAGGACCCAGATTAGTTATCAGGCGAAAGAGACTAGAACCTCGGCCGTGCTCGAATGGGTGTATTATGTGACCAAGGGCATCATGTCCTGGGATGAACGGGTCAAGAATACGGGCAAGGCACAGGTCATCAATCTCATCAAGGACAAGACCGAGGAAATGAACGACGATTTGTTCGAGAGGTTCTCGGACGATCTATTCGCCACGACTCAGGGTTCACTCTCGCTACAGGCCCTTGTGACGATCATCGGGGCTGCCGCATCGACTTATGGTGGTATCTCTCAGAGCGATTGTGCCGAGTGGTATTCTCCGGCGATTGACACCACGACAACCCGGTTGGTTCTTTACGGAACCGCAGGATCGTTGTCCTCGCTGATTAATACGGCCACGTTCGGTAAGAACAAACCGGACATGATTATCACGACTCGCAACCTGCTTTCCAAGGTGGAATCGCTGCTTGAGCCGCAGAAACAGTATTCGGGTGAGAGCGATCTTGCCAAGGCGGGTTTCAACACAGTGAAGTTCCATGACATTGACATCGTATCCGATGCTCACTGTCCGACTTCGGCTATGTTCTTGCTCAATACAAATCAGTTGGAAATGAGATACCATCCCGACTTCAACTTCAAGGTGACCGACTGGACATCACTTGAACAAATTGGGTTCCCCAACGCACTTGCCAAGAGCGTTTCTTGGGCAGGGAATCTCTTGTGCCGCATGAGAAAGACGCAGGGTCGGTATTCCGCCCTCGACTATACTCTGTAGAAATGATGGGGCGGCCGACCGCCCCACTGTAAGGAGACTGCTATGTATACTGGTGGTGATGTTAGTACATATAAAACTCGGCATGGACACAGGTATCTCAGGGAAGATGCCGATGGGCGGGTCCATCTCTTTGCCCACGCTGGCGCCTCAGCAACGGTGAACGTTCCCAAGGTATTGAGCATCTACGCAAGCGCGTCGAATCCGATTGTTGGCATAGGCTACTATGCTACGGCTCCGTATGCCACGGGTCTTGCCTCGGCTACCGCCGCACAACAGGTAAACCAGTTTGTCGGTATCCCGGCTGCTGCTGTGGCTTCTGATACTGACGGATGGTTCCAGATCGCGGGTCCGTACATTGGGGTTACCACGGGCACCTCGGTTGATATGTATATCAATTGCGGAGTGAAGTGGACGGGTACCGCGTTTATCTGTTCGGCCTCGGGGGCATTCAGGGCGGGATCGGTTACCGATTCGACGATCAATACTTTTGCGATTTCCATGTCCAGTATATCCCAGGGTACCTATGATTGGTATCTCGTTGGAGATGCGATCTGCGGTATGACATAAGATTTTGGATGGGGGGCGAAAGCTCCCCGTCCTTGAAAGGAGAATGAAATGGCTTTGACTGCTAGTTTGGATATCGGCCTTGGGACTAATATGAGGGTCGAATCATACCATTCCCGAGGGTATAAGTTCTATCTGGGCAGACTCACGGGTACTTATGGCGGAGCACTTACTACTTTGACCGTACCGGGGATCAATCAGGTTGTGTTTGTCAGCATCCCCCCGGCATCCGGATTTGCATTTGACTACAACGTGGGGACTTCCATGTTCGCCATAAGAACCGGATCTGTATCGCTTACTGCGACGTATGCCATTGGATATTGCGCGAGTGGGAGCACGACTCTCGATTTGGCTTCATTCACTATGGCATATAATGGAGTTGCAACGACCGGTATTCCTTTCTTTGCTATCGGTCTATAGGGGGTAACAAATGGGTGTTTGGGAACAAAACCCCGCCCGAGCGAGAGTGAAGTTGACGGCAGCCGGTTCTGTCACCGCCTTTGCCTCCTTGACACAGGCGGCTTGGGTTCTTCAAGCGGGGGTTATTGGATGGGCAAATGCAGTGAACAGTTGCACGATATCTCTCTACGAGATTAATGCGACAAATAGTTCACCATTTTTCGTCTTTATGACCTCCGCAACAAGCGGATTTTATAATTTCAGCTTGGGGGAACATGGGGTGCAGGCTTCCTCATCTTATGCTTCTCGGATGATTTTCAACGTGGGCCAAGCAGGGACATATAGTGGCATGTTCTCAGGGTACTATACAGGAGTGTAGATGGGCATTTTCCAGCAAGCCCCTTTGAGGACGACCTATTCGAGATTCACACTGGATGGGTCGAACTCTCTTACTATATTTCCCTCGGCTTCAATGTCGCGATGGGTATTGACGGGTGGCCTCATCAGTTGGGCTAATGCAAGTGTCTCTACCAATTTCAGTGTCATAGAGACATGGGATTCGGTGAGCACAGTATTCTTCAACTGGGACGCCAGCGGGACCATGGGAATATGCAACTTCGATCTGGGGGAAGTTGGTATACAGGCATCAGAGGCGAATAGCGGACTGAAACTCGCCATAGATGTAGGAGAGACGGGGACAGGTTCTTATTGTGGCTTGTTCAGCGGCTATTCGACGGGAGGTGGGTAGTGCCATTTAAATCGGAGGCACAGAGGAAATTCCTATTCGCACGTCACCCAGAAATTGCCAAGCGATGGCAGGATGAAACACCGGCCCGGGCCAACCTGCCCGAACACGTAAAGAAGGTGACAGAGACGGCCCGCAAAGTAAAGAAGCATCGAGGCAAGCTATGACAATGGGAACACAGACCGCCTTCGCGGAGCGGTGGACTCGATCTGTTGGAGCTAATACTATCTCTACGACCTCCGATGCCACAAAGACCTATATCAATGAGGGTTGCCGGGAGTTCGCCAAGCGGGTACACGGTATCGCCATGGAAGCATTCATTGTCCTTGCGCCTAAGTTCGATCTCGACCAGAACTTCGCCATGCGTCTTACTATTACCGGTGGCAAAGATGGAATGACCGCCACGGATGTCCCGGTTGCCTCTTCTACCCTGACTAACGCAACGCCGACCACCGTAGCCGCGCACCTAGCATCTAATGTGAACGCCGCTGTGACAGCGGGAGGAGGGTCCGCGAGTGTTGTGGTGGGGTGGTCAGCCTCGACATGGACTTTCTATATATCCCCAGGAGCGACCCCCACGGCCATCTCCTCTATCGAACCTACGGATATGCGGTACATAGATGCAAATGACTGGATATGGGGTGGAACGATAAACAAGGCGGGAGCCACCGCTACCGGCGCCGTGCCTCTGAACTGCAACGTAGAACAATCGCTCCCGGCTGGATTTCTTGAAATGGAATATGTTCAATTCGGCAATTCGGAAGTGCGACCTGCTCCATTCGATATTTTCATGAGACCATATTCGGTTGGGAGACCCGAGTATTACGCGGTGAAGAATAAGTTGATTCGTCTCGACCCGGTCCCCACCGAACAGGATTACTTCAAGATATTCTACAGTGGGTTCCCTACGGACTTGGGGGTAGATGGATCAAGTGATACCGCTTCGTGTCCTCTTCCCGAGGAGGTACACATGGCACCCATTCATTGGGCGGCGGCAAAACTATTCGATGAAGCACATGAGTTTGATAAGTCGATTTATCACCAGCGATGTTTCAACGATTTCTGCACTGACTACAAGATACGGGAAGCGAATAACAATCCGACTCTATTCCCATCTAGGAGTGATGCGATACCGCCAAAAGTGGTGAGCTAATGGCGGCACAACAATTCGACTTTTCAAACTTTCGGGGCGGGTACTTTACCGACGTTCCCGACGATCTGATGAAAGACGATGAACTACGCACGGCGGACAACTGCTACTGGCGCAATGGTCTTAAAAAGCGCGGGGGGAAATCATCCTATATCTCATTCACGGGTGCTGTTCGGGGTGGGATACGCGCTAAACTTGCTTCGGTTTGGTATACGATTCTCGCCATAGAACCAACAGCGGCAGCGATTGAGCTTCGCTACGGAACGGACACGGCTTTCTCTACCCTGACCCGCTATGATAAGACTGCGGCCACATTCACGGCTATGACATTCACCAATGGAAGTGACTTCCAGTTTGCCGTTCTGGATGAAAGAGTGGTGGCGGTCAACGGAATAGACAAGCCCGCTATCATCAGAACTTCCGCTTCTTCCTACCTACTCGATACGCTTGAACGCTATGATACCAGGAACCACGACAATGACTCCTGGGACGCGGGGCAATATTATCCGTCTGCGACAATATCTTACGTGACCGATACTGCGGACGCGCAGAGTTCAACCTCGATGGATTTTAGTTTCGGCACCATCACGGTGAGCAGCGGTTTCTGGATAGCCTGCGCTCACACGTTCAATAAAGTAACAATGTATGATGTCGCCGCATCTACTTCCTTCGGATCACTCACTTATGAATACTATGGCCGGGCTTCAAGCGGTGGGGCGACGGGGTGGATCGGGTTCACGCCAATATCAATTCCTACCTTCACCGCTGCCGGGGACAAGATCATAGAGATGAACTTTCCCATAGACTCCAACACGAATGAGATATTGGTCGACAAGGTAGCCTCTCTTAATGCAACAGTGGGTGGGATCTACGCCATGCGCTTTTCGCAAAATAATGCCCCCGCTTCCGCAACGTGGGCTTGTGGACAATTAAAAGTGGAGCATACCCAATATCTTACTCAACTCTGTCTCAATGACAAACCGGATACTGTAGCGACGCACAAGAGCCACCTTTTCTTGGGTATGGGCAACTGGCTTCGCCATTCTCCCCGATCTACGCTCAAGGGATGGAGAGAGGAGAATAAAGAATATTTCACCGAGGGCGGATTGATTCAAGCGATGGTTCCTCATATTGATTATCTCGCGATACTTCTCGATAACGCGATTTATGGTATTTCTGGAAACTCGTGGGAAAACTTCGCCACCTCACTGATGAATAATACCAAGGGACCAATTAACAAGAGATCGGCTTGTCTTGTGAATGAAGAAATATACTTCGTAGCCCGTGACGGTATCTATGGATGGAACGGAACACGGCTACTCAAACTAAGTAAACATATCGATACTGATGTGCGCGGCATTACGTTGACTGACTGTGCGGCGGCAAATATCAACGGTGAATATTGGGTCAGCTTTCCGAGTT